CGTTTTAGGTATCCTTGCCAAGACCCTAAGAATTGGGAAACGGATGAATGCAAGCCACCCATCTGTACGGCGACTGGCACTTGTCCTAGCGATGTCACGCAACCAGAAAAGGTGAAATGATGGAAGAGAATCTAAACGCCTGGCTAAAGTTTTGTATTGGTATTTGCTTCTGTTTAATTCTAATGATGATGGCATCGCTGTCGATGTATAGCGTCGTCTTCACCGTACAACCGATGTCGGGCATGGCTCCAGCGGACAAGCAGTTTTTCTTACTGCTTTCTGACATGAGTAAGTACATATTGGGCGCGTTAGCGACACTGATAGCGGTGAAAGGCAAAGATCAATTCGTGCCGCCTGGCTTGTCTACCGCTAAAGAGCGCGAAGAGGCCATGAAGCCAACGCCGCCAACTACGCCGCCGCCAGCGCCTATGACGCCAGCCAAGCGCGTAGAACCAACGATTGAGCCAGTAGCAGCGGCTGCGCCTGTTGTTTTAGGCTTTAACGGCAAGCCCGCCCCACCACCAGCACCACAACCGGAGATCGAATGATGAAATCACTTATTGCACTTATTGCGTTTGTTCCACTTATTGCGTTTGCCGGTGGCGAAATGAAAAAGGTTTGCCACGACGAAAAAGGCAAACAAGTCTGCAAAACCATCAAAGTGCATAAGAAGTTGGAAGGCACGAAAGTACCGCCTAAATGAATCCATATTTCATCGCTGGCAGCGTCTTAGCCATGGTGTTTGCCTATGGCGCTGGCCATTGGCAGGGCGACGACGCTGGCCAAGCTAAAGTCCAAGCGCAATGGGATAGAGAGAAGGCCAAGCAGATGGCCGAGTACGCCGAGAACATGCGCTTGGCCAGAGAGAAAGAGCAAGCACTACAGCAAGGCGCAAACAATTTACGCGAGGAAAAAGACCGTGAGCTTAAAAAGATTGCCGATACTAATCGTATTCTCCTTGGCAGCTTGCGCAACCGGCCAGAGCGCCCCGCCGAGGGCAGTGCCGTGTCCGGTGCCGCCAGCGCTTGTAGTGGAGCCACCGGAGCGCAACTGGCAAAAGGAGATGCAGAATTTCTTGCAGGGTACAGTGCCGACGCAGCCAGCCTCAAAGCAGCCTTAGACCAGTGCGTCAAGCAGTACGAATCGCTTCGCCATTAATAATATGACGGTCGCGGCGCGCAGGTAACATCGACAACAACGTCGGATGTGCGCCCCGAAATCTTTCGCTTGGCCATTATCATGACAGCGCGGGTACGATTTGATTCGCAGTCTTGAATAGCCATGATGACTTCATTGCGGCTCATAGCTTGAATATCTTTTTCTACCGTCAATGCAGTGTTCGGTAAATCGAATGTTGAACATCCGGTTAGAAAAATAAGTGGTAGTAGCTTTTTCATGAGTTCCCCTTGCGGATCATGTTACGGTCAACGATTTGCTCAATACCTTGAGCGCATCTCATTCTAAAATCAGCCCACTTCTTCATAAACTGCGGGTCTTCTGATGGCGGTGTCCAGTTGTAGTTAGCGCGCCAGCGAATCGTTACATCAGTCGTCGATGGCGTATAAATGTAATGGTCACCCATGCTCATGTTGTTATGTTTCCTCATTCGTTTTCCTCCTGTCTTCATTTTTCCTTCGAGTAGATACTTCTTTGCGTTTTGCTAATGCAACCTCTTCTTTAGTATAGATAGGTTTTGGTTCCGGTGGCGGGAGCAGGGCCAGCCAGACCTCGCCGGTATACGCTCTAAATTCACATTTGTTGCATTTGCGCAACCGTCTAACGCCGCCAGGCTGTTTTTGCGTCCATGTTACGTATGTCCTGTTGCCGCACTCTTTACAATTCATGCAAGTGCTTTCGCTAATATTTCTTTGCGCTCTCTAGCATCACGTAGCGCGCAATAGCGTTGATGCAAACGATTTAAATAGGACGCTCTGCGATACGTATCCAATTCAGTTTGCAGCAATACGTACACTTGTTTTTCTGTGAGCGTTGATAAGCGGGCATTTAATTCAGCCCAATGTGTTTTCTTCATTTCTTGCCTTTCCATGTAATCATTTCAACAGACTTTAATTCGCTAGTCGTTGCATCAAAGACTAACGAAATATTGGGAAACCTAGCGCCAACATCAATAAAAAATTCACCGTTTAAAAGGTGCGCGTTTAATTCGATTGTGTAATCAACTCGCAAGCGATATTCGCAATCGTTAAGCCATGTTGGGCAGTCGGTGTCTTCCCATCTTTGACTGCGCTTAGAAAATTTTTGAATCTTTGCGCCTTCAGCCCATGCTTTGATAAGCGCTGCGTGTTTGTGTTTAGTCATGCTGCCCTCGCGTATAGTTTTTTCATAATGGCTGTTACGTCAGAAATTTTGCCAGACCGGTTCATGTAAATGCTTTCGGTCTTATGCGCTAAACAAGGCGCGCAAATCCATCGCCCGCTTGCTTTCGTTTTGCGAAATTTACCGCCCTCTATTTCGCGTGTGCTTTGACAACTGGTGCAGAATTTAGTGGTCATAGTTTTTTACCATCCGCAATCAATTCGTTATCATTAACGCTAATGTATGAACCGTCATCAAAATCTAAATAAAAATAATCTGGCGCAGTTGGACGTTGCCTTATCACGTTAAAAACTCTCGCAGGGTCGCCGTCAAACGTAACCCTGTCGCCTGGCTTTAGTTCATCAATCCAGCTTGTCATGATTACTCCTCACTCTAATTTTTTTATTGAAAAACATGCGGGTGGTTAGCTCGCTCAACTACTTGCACAGCTTTACGAAGCGCAGCAAGAATGGCGGGTTTTTCTTTCTCAAGATTGGCTGGGTCTAAATCAATAATTTCGACATCTATTCTGTCTTCATCATGAATTACTTTAATTGTGTATACGGTCATTCTTGCCCCCTTGCGCGGATGGCCTTGGCTGCTTGTATGTATGTTTTGGCGTTGAAAGCAATAACAGCACACGCCTCGCGCTCTGCTGCTGCGACCATAGAACCAAAGTTAATAATCTCTCGGTAGTTATGTTCAGTTAATAATCCAGTTTCCCGCGCCATACGAATAATGTCATCTTTAGTCATGATTACCCCTCACCCGTATAGCTCCCGCAATCTTGTTACCGCATTCTGTATGTCGTGGCACAACCGCTTCGGCAGTTTTTGCGCATTCTTCGCGCTCTATCAAAATCAAGTTATGAAACTTTTGCAGTTTGTTCATGATGTCTGGCGTAAAGTCAAAACCCGCATCTTCTAGCATGCGCAATACTTTGTGTTCATTCATTTCAATTCCTCCAATGCAACATCGGATATAGCGCGTTTGTCTTTTAGCGCGCCGAGTATTTTTTCATCGACTGTTTTATTCGTCATCATGATGTAGCACCATACTGTTTTGGTTTGTCCTGATCGGTGCAATCGGCCAATCGTTTGCTCATACAACTCCAAGCTCCACGGCAGCGACAGAAATACAATGTGGGCGCCTCCGTATTGAAGATTAAGGCCATGTCCTGCTGATTTTGGATGGACGGCGAGTAATTCCACTTCGCCTCGGTTCCACCGTTCAATCGCGCTCGCGTCATCCAACGTAACCACCTTGGGATAGCGCCTCTTAATTTCTGCAAGCTCTTCCTGATACATATACGCAACGATCGTATTCGCATGTTGATTCTCCTCTAGTAGTTCATCTAGCCGGTCAAACTTATGCGGGCTAAACCAAATGGCAGTTTTTGTTATCGCAAACTTGCCTGGTTGAATTAGCGCCTGTTTCTCCGTCTGGTAAACAAAACCAGACGACATCTGTTGCAGCTTGCCAGTGACAACCGCAGCGTTTGCAGCAATCGCCCGTTCATCACCGCCAAACTCAACAACAAAATCACGTTTCATTTTTTCGTAGTGCGTCATGTTCATCACACTACGAACTTCAACAACATTTAATGGTGGCAGCGTATCGCTGTATTCGCCAGGCTCTAGCAGATACGTTGCCGGTTTAATCTTTTGCATCACCGCGTGCAGTCCACCGCGTTTCGGCATCCACTCACCGTAATCGCGGTTAACCAAAATAAAGTGCTGTTGCATAAACGCACCCTTACTGCGGCCAAGCAATTTTTCGTTGATGATCTTGCATTGCCCAAATACGTCTTCTAATCCATTGCTAGTAAACGATCCGGTCAAACCCCAACGTATAGCAAACTGGTCGATCACTTTATGCAGCGCTTTGAATCTGGCGCCGGATGGGTTTTTCAATCGTGTCAGTTCATCAAACACCACTGCATCAAACCCAGCCACGCCGTAATCCGCTAACCATTGCAAGTTGTCGTAGTTGATTACAACAATATCCGACGTTTTATCAATTGCGCGCAGTCGATCTAAGGGTGAACCGACAGCTAAATTAAGTTTTAAAGTTGGCGCCCACTTCGGCAATTCAATAGGCCACACATCAGTACAAACGCGCTTGGGCGCAATAACTAAAAACCGTTTCGCGTGTCCGTCTTTAATCATTGCGGCCATTGCTGTCAACGTGATTGCAGTCTTGCCAGCACCAACGGGCGCCAAGATCATTGCTTTGTCATTTTCATAGAGAAAATCAGCAGCTTCGTCTTGGTACGGTCTGAGTTTTAGCCCACTCATCTATTTTTTCTTTCGTGTTTAGTAACGCGTAATGCTGATGCAAATCTACTACTTCATCGCGAAATATCACCTGAAGCGGCGATAATTTGCCGCCCTTGGGTCGTTTCAATTCGACAAACCACGTCGATCCATTTGGCAATGCAACAACGCGATCTGATACGCCGCGATTGTTTGGGGTCTTAAATTTATAGGCTTTACCGCCCATGTATTCGACTGTCCAGACAAAGTAGTTTTCGATCTCGGCTTCTTTCATGTGCGGAATATACCGCACAAAAAAAGTGTTGACAAGAGATTCTTTAATGTTTTATTCTGTGGGTTCAAACAGTAAAGGAGAGTAAAGTGCAACATTCAAACATCGTAGGCGGCAGCACCGCCAAGCGCGTTATAGCTTGCCCAGCATCGGTTAATTTAGTCCAACAGATACCATCAAAAGACATCCCAAACGAACACGCAGATCGCGGTACGCTATTGCATAACGTGATTGCTGATGTATTATGGTTTAGAGAATCACCTGAAAAATACCTTGGTACAAAATACAACGATCAAGTATTAACTGAGGAATTAATCGATGAAAAACTTAACCCTGCGCTCGAGGCGTTTAGAGAAGTCGGCTTCAACTACGCCGGCGATAACTACATGGTTGAAACGCGAGTGGGGTTTGGTGATTTTTTACCTGGCGTGTTTGGCAGCACTGACATACTTGGTCGGATTGGCGGACGCGCTATTGTTCTTGATTGGAAATTTGGTGATGGTGTTTTGGTGTCTGCTGAAGAAAATGAACAGTTATTATTCTACGCAGCAGCCGCAATGCGAACCGATAAAGCAAAATGGATTTTTGAGGGCGCCACTGAAATTGAATGTATCATCGTGCAGCCGCCTGAAATCCGACGCTGGGTGACTACGCCGCAGCGCGTTGCATTGTTTGAGCAAGAGTTGCGTCGTGCAGTGCATGAGAGCCACAGCGAAGCGGCATCAATGGCGATGGGTGACCATTGCCGGTGGTGCGCAGCTAAACCAATTTGCCCTAAGATGACCGGCCAAGTTGAGCGCGTGTTGCAAACTAAACTGCAAGCATTACCAATCGATCAAATTGCTATGCAGTTAGAGCAAGCCGATACGATTGAAAGTTACATTAAAGATTTACGTGCATTGGCCACACAAATGTTAGAGAATGGTCAGACAGTGCCAGGGTTTAAACTGGTGGCCAAACGTGGTACTCGCCAATGGACAAGCGAAGATGCTGTCGATGCGTGGGTTGATGCTAATGGTCTGACAAAAGAAGCGTATGAAAGCAAATTGCGCTCACCAGCGCAAATGGAAAAGGTACTGAAAAAGTACAAAAAAGAATTACCGTCGGACTTAGTTGTATCGGTTTCGTCGGGTAGTACGTTGGCGCCAGAATCTGATTCGAGGCCAGCGGTGTTAACCATCGGGAAGCAGTTATCTGCGGCCCTTTCTAAAATCTAGTAAAGTAAAGGAAACTAAAATGAGTACATTCGCTGTAGCAAATCTTCCAAACGTCGCGTCGTTGACCACAGCACTACGCACACTTGAAACTGATGTCGGGCCTACGTCTTTTGCCATTCTTAAGATGGACAAAGGTGGTAACTGGGTATTCGGCGCAGATCAAACCGAAGTTGAAGCTGGGTCAACATGGGCTATTAACCCATTCTCATTTGTTCACGGTTTTATCGCGTGGGGCGAACGTGAAGTGTTGGGTGAAAAGCTCGTGCCTGTAACACAACCATTACCTGAATTGGAGCCAGCACCAACGGGTTGCAAAAAGGGTTGGGAAAAGCAACTCGGCTTTGCCCTGCGTTGTGTGTCAGGTAAAGACAAAGGTTTGGAAGCGCGTTATACAACGACAAGCCAAGGTGGTCTACGTGGTGTTGCTGCATTGGGCGCGCGTATCACTACACAAGTTGATGCTGACCAAACAAAACCAGTGCCTGTAGTTCAACTCAAGAAGTCGTTCTACAACCACAAGTCATACGGCAAAATCTATACACCTGAATTTGAAGTTGTCGAATGGGTGTCAATGGAAGGCGCCGCCGGTGAGGCTGATTCGGAAGAAGAAGCTGCGCCAGCACGTCGTCGTCGTTCGGCGTAAGTAATACGAGGGAAAGCGGATGCTGTGAACTCTGAACCGAGTGCGGATGCACGGCGCTCAACTCACAGACGCAGCGAGTACCTCACCCTCTACGGGGGAAAATGGAACTAGGCATAGTGGAGCGGAGATACTTTGTTTTGCCTATGCGCCATGAGTACCCCACCTAATACTTAATCATGAAAATACTTTGGCTTGATTTTGAGACACGGTCGCGTTGCGATCTTCCTTCGCGTGGAGTTTATAACTATGCACAAGACGCCAGTACAGATGTACTTTGTATGTCCTACGCCTTTGATGATGGTGAAGTTCTCACCTGGACTCCCGAGTTACCCTTTCCTGAAGATGTTCGCAAACACACCGGAAAAATATTTGCCCACAATGCAGCATTTGAACGTCTTATCTTCTGGTACGTATTACAAATTAACTTTGAACTCGAGCAGTTCTACTGCACCGCTACGCAAGCGCGTGCGAACTGCTTACCTGGCAGCCTCGAAGACGTCGGCCGCGCACTCAGCAGCAACATGCGGAAAGATCATCGAGGTAGCCAGCTTATCCGAGCTTTATCGATACCAAAACCAGATGGCACTTTCAACAATGACCCAAAACTATTCGCGGAAATGGTCGCCTACTGCGAACAAGATGTTCGCGCAATGCGTGCTATATCCAAGGCCATGCGGCCATTGTCAGACCAAGAACTGGCTGATTACCATGTTAACGAGCGCATTAATGATCGCGGCGTTAAGCTTGATCTACCGTTAGCACATGCCGCTATCAAATACGCTTCAGTCGAACTCGAAGAGATTGAAGGTATCGTTGAAGAGATCACCAACAAAGAAATCACCTCGGTGCGCAGCCCGAAAATGAAACAGTGGGTGATGGCCAGAGTCGGGCCGCAAGCGTTGAAACTGATGGAGACCTATAAGGACGACGAACTGAAGTACAGTATTGATAAATCGGTTCGCGCTAATTTGCTCGCCTTGGCTAAAGAGGACAAAGATGAAAAAGAAATTCCGGCCGCTGTCGCTGAAGTCATCCAATGCGCAGACGATCTTTGGGCGTCGTCAGTTGCGAAGTTCAGCCGCCTTTCTGGCCTTGCTGACGAAGAGGATCACCGTGTCCGTGGGGCCTTCGTATTCGCTGGAGGAAGCGCTACGGGACGAGCTTCGTCGTATGGCGCCCAGGTTCACAACTTCACCCGAAAATGTGCCGATGATCCCGACGGAGTGCGCCACGCTATGGTACGTGGACAGTCAATCGTCCCAAGATTTGGAAAACGGATTACTGATGTTCTCAAGGGAATGCTCCGGCCCGCATTAATACCTGATGCCGGTAAATCGTTTGTTGTCTCTGATTGGTCGGCTGTTGAAGCCCGCGTAACAGCATGGGCGTCAGCCGACCCGCAAGCCGAAGACGTGCTTAATGTATTTCGCGAAGGGCGCGACATTTACATTCGCGAAGCGGCCGGTATCTACCGCACACCGGAAGATCAGATAACCAAAGACCAGCGCCAGATCGGCAAGGTCGCGATTCTATCCCTTGGTTTTGCCGGCGGCATCGGCGCCTTTGCATCGATGGGTCGCGCTTACGGTCTGCATGTGCCGGAGGCCGACGCGCGGCGTATCGTTGACGCTTGGCGCCGGTCTAACCAATGGGCAGTGGGTTATTGGGCGCAACTGGAGTCGGCCTACATGCGCGCTATGCGAAACCCAGGCCGAGAATTCACCGCCGGCCGAGTGACGTACCTGTTTGATAAGCGCCATCTTTGGTATGCACTACCGTCGGGTCGCATTCTGTGCTATCCGTTCGCTAAACTTGAGGCCGACGGCGTCAGTTATGTTAAGGCGGCGTGGAAACCGGCGGCGGACGCCAAAGAATGGCCGCGTGCGCGCTTGTGGAAGGGTCTGGCCTGTGAGAATATAACGCAAGCGATTGCAAACGATTTGCTGCGGCACTCTTTACGCCAACTGGACGATGTAGTGCTGCATGTGCATGATGAAATCGTTCTCGAATCCGCTACACCTGAACTGTCAGCTGCAAAACTCCGTGATGTTATGTGTACGCCCCCTGAATGGGCGGCAGGACTACCATTGAACGCGGAAACAGAAATTATGGCCAGATACGGCAAATAAAAAAAGGCCGCCTAGCGGGGCGGCCTTAATACCACAGGAGATCAGATGCAATTTCTAGATTATCTCATAAGTTTGGCGCCGGAGGGAGAGACGGCGCTATTCGTCAGACAAAAACCTATTTTAGTCAACGGCGAAATTCAATTCCACGCTGACGGCGCAATCAAGGCCACTTGGCCATCATTTTTACCAAACAAGACATTAGTTAAAGAGGGGCAAGCGTGGTTTGGTAACACTGGCTCTTATATCATTGACCGCCTAGACAAGAATAAACCGTCGGCGTCTAAACATCACGTCGAATACGTGTTGGCGATGATGTTAGACGACATCGGCACCAAATCCAAAACCCCACCGCTGGCGCCTACGTGGATTATCGAGACGTCCGAGGGCAACTACCAATGGGGTTACGCCTTTTCAGAGCAGCCGCCAAAGGGCGAATTCTGCGCAGCCGTTAATGCCTTGGCCGCAGCCGGATACACCGACCCAGGCGCTAATAACCCAGTGCGCAACTTCCGGCTACCTGGTGCTGTTAATTTTAAGCGGGGCAATTTTGTTGCGCGCTTAACTGAATTTCATCCCGAGCGCGAATATACCTTGGAAGATATATGCGCCGCGTGCGACGTAGTACCAAGCGAAGCTGTTAGCGATGGCCCTGCATCGATCCGCTTAACTGACGACGGCAGCGACGACGTAATGGCGTGGTTATCCGCGCAGAATATGGTTTACTCCAAGGTTAATTCTGAGGGCTGGATGAGCGTGCATTGCCCGAACTCTGGCGAGCATTCCGACGGTAATCCGCAAGCGCGTTACATGCCGGCTAACCGTGCGTTCTGCTGCTATCACGGGCATTGCCAAGGGTTTGGATCGGCCGCGTTTTTGGATTGGGTAGCGGCAAACGGAGGCCCAGCTCACGCACCTGGACTGCGCGAGGAACTACTGGTTAAAGCGATGGACGCCGCATTATCTAAACTGGAGCCTACCGACGATTTCCCTGATGCAGCCGAGATGCTAATCGCTGAATCAGATCGTAAACAGAGCAACAGAGAAGAAAAGGCGTCGTGGTATGAGCGCTACGCATACGTGCAGGAGGATGACGCCTATTTCGATCTAGAGACGCGCCGCGAACTGGGGCGCAGTACCTTTAACGCCCTATACCGGCACATCGGCTGCAACTCGATCCACAACAACGGCAAGATCGAAGCGTCAACTAGCTACGATGAAAACCGAGCCGCCAAGGGCGCATTGGCGCTCGAGGGTATAACCTACGCCGCGGGTGAACCGGTAATCGTTGCCGGCACTCACGGCAACCGATGGGTAAACGCAAGGCCAGAGGGCCGCGCTGGCGATGTCAGCCTATGGTTAGCTCATGTCGAGCGGATGATACCAATTGATTTTGAGCGCGAACATTTCTTAAATGCGCTGGCCTACAAAGTGCAAAACCCGAACCGGAAAATCAATCACGCAATTTTAATCGGCGGGCACCCTGGCAGCGGCAAAGATACTATGCTGGCGCCGTTCTTTTGGGCGATCGGCGGTGAATCTAAACTGAACTGCAGCCTAGTCCGTAATGAAGACCTGAATTCGCAATGGGGTTACGCCTTAGAGTGCGAAGTGATGGAAATAGCCGAACTACGCCAGAGCGAAGCAAAAGACCGCCGCGCATTAGAAAACGCTCTGAAGCCGATTATCGCCGCACCGCCTGAATACTTGTCGATTAATCGCAAGGGTCTACACCCTTACCAGGCGCTAAACCGAGTGTTTGTGGTGGCATTCTCAAACGAGAGGGCAGCTATCAGCATACCGTCGGATGATCGCCGGTGGTTTTGCGTATGGTCGGACGCCGGCCGCTTGCCTGAAACCGACGCGCTGGCATTGTGGCAATGGTACGCCCGCGATGGTTTTGCGGCCGTCGCTGACTACTTGGCCAAACGGGACGTCAGTGCGTTTAATCCGGCCGCAACGCCTCCAATGACAGAAGCAAAAGCGATTATGATCGACCAGGGTAGATCAATGGCCGAGTCTTACCTGATCGACTTAATATCTAATCGCCTTGGTGAATTCGCTAGCGGTGTAATCGCTTCGCCGTTTTTCCCCTTGTGCGATCGATTAGCCGGCGGCGCGCCGTCCGGCGTGAAAATCCCACCGGCCGCGCTATTGCATGCACTACGCGAAGCGGGCTGGGTTGATCGTGGGCGTATTAGTACGCGCGAATTTGCAACTAAAAAGCAGATATACGCGGCGCCTGAATTGGCCGATAAACCAAAAGCCGATTTGCGCCGGTTAGCTGAGGAAACCCCCGCCCCTAAGCTTGTGAGCGTAAAGTAAAAAAAGGCCCGCTTGCGCGGGCCAAAAAGGGTATTCAGTATTCTATAAACGGCGGCCTAGTATAACTAGGACTGATATTAGTTTAGCGATAATTGCGAGCATGCGAGCGCCTCAATTTCTTTAATTACGTTGTCTCTTAATAGCGTGATGACGTCAACCCCGCCCGCATAAGCGTGAACTAACCAGGCGCTACCGTTATATCCGACGCCCTTATCGGGCGCACTGTACTCTAGGAAACAAAGCAATTGACCTAAATCGTAATCGTATTCGTAAACCTCTAGATGGTGCGGCCAGTAAGGCGAACGCACGTCAATCAGTGAGTTTTTAAGTTTTCCCATAATCAAGCTCCCAATTCAGACAAAAATTCTGTCTTTGCATTTGCTTTGGTTAGTTCATCAAGTATATTTTTATCAATGTGTTGCGCTATAAACCGATAACCGTCGGGCATGGTTATCAAATACGCGCCCCCGTATTCAAATAAATTGAATTCATCACAGATCGCTTGATCCGCTTTTGACATAGCTAGCGTTGACATAATTAAGCCTCCGCGTCGGGTAATATTTCAAATAATGGGATTGACGTATCGTAGACGGCCGTTCCGTTTTCATTGGCGCCGATATAATCGAGCGCTTGCAAGTGATTTAAGTGATCAAAGGCCCGTATATAGGCGGCCGTTGACATGCTATCGACCCAAACCGGAAACTTACGTATGTTCTTAGGTTTTGCCGGTTTATAGGGTTTACGCGCGCGCTTAGTCAATTCGAGCGGATCAGTAGTAGAGTTAATGTAATAGGTCGTTTTATCGACGACTAGCGTTATTGTTTGCATGTATCCACCTCGTATAGGTAAGTTTTGAGTAGTGCAATCGCCTTTTCAGCGCTTGCTAGGCCCGCATCAGAATCAGGGTTTTCAACGGCGTCGATAACGGCGACAAGCGCCGCTTCAATCAATTGTCTGTAAGTCATAATTTCACCTTGTTTAAATTGTGCAACATCCGCAACAAGGCGCATCGATACAGCGCCCGCGTGCGTTACGATAAAAAGTTTTCGGGCCTTGTTCGCCGATTAGAGTTATGACGTCAATATTTCCGCCGCCGCGTCGCAATAGCACGCTACCGGCTTTCGACCATTCGATTAAATCGCCGGCCAAAATTCGGGCGCCCGTCTTTTTGCAATAGCCTGGAAATTTCGCTGTTATCGCGCGCATTAATAATCCCTCCCCTTAATTTGTACAAAACCGCCGGTATCGCGTTTGGCTTTACCCTTAGCATATAAGGCGACGACGACGCGCTCCGGTTCAATGTGACGTACGTCGGTGTCGTCGCCGTCAACGACGGGCCAACCGCGAAATTCGGCCGGTATATCCGCTTGGCGCTGAAAAACGACGGCCGCGCGTTTATTTGCCGGATTAATCAGGCCTTTTATTGATATCGGTTTTGGTGTTATCGCTGAAAAACTATAGGTTAAATCGTAATTGCCGGCCGTTTTGCCGGTTAAATTACGCGAAGGGTGTTTTGTATAGTCATAAAATTGTACGTCAGCGAAAATCTGAAAAATTGTTTGGCCGTCGATCAGAATATTTTCGTACGGTATATCCGACGTACCATTGGGCCGCACAAGCGGCGTCAAACCTACCGCGGCCGCTTTACGGGCCAACGTCCAGACGTCAGCGCACATCGACAACATGAAAGCGCGCTGATTATTGTAGAAAAATTCGGTTTTCTTTTTGCGCGTGTTTTGAGTACTGTTAAAAACGCCGCGGCCGGCCGAATTTAAACAAGGGTCAAAACACTTGGCCAATTGCGCAAAAGGGCACAATTTTTCATCGGGTACCAGGTAACATATGGCAGTGAGATAACCAATTTTTTCACCCTTGATCGTTTTCGCGCTTGCCTGGCCAAGGATCGGCCGGTATTGTAGGCCCTCGTTTTTTAGCTGTAATTTGTACGGATTTTTCATGATCTATACCTCCCGATTCAGTGAGAACATAAGCGCCGCAAAACAGACAGCGCCGCCGATTAGGCATTCGCCCGAAGTGAATATATTTTCAACGGCGCCGATTATTAATAAGGCCAGGCCGCCGCCGGATAGCGCCGCCGTGATTAAATTAAGTTTTTGCATTTGTTTACCCTCGATTTATTGGCCGGCTTGCGCCGGTCGTTTTGATTAATAATTCCAGGCTTTCGCGTTGTATTCTTTCGCTATGCGCTTCGCGTCAACTTTACTTGGTACGTTGTATTCGATAACGATATGTTCGGCCGTTATCGCCGCACTACGCGAAATAATCAAATTCCAAGTCTTGTTTTTGCCTTTGTAAATGTGTGCAAACATGATTTTTAACCCTCTATAAAAGTTTATTTTATGCCCGCTTTTCTGTTGCGGTGAGGCTAGTATAACAAATTCTTTTATTCTGTCAAACAATTTTTTATAATGTTGAGTAAATTACTAGGGTAATTATGGCAATTGTGGGCAATGTGGGTCATCGTGTGGGCAATGTTTTTGACCCACATTGCCCACACCAAAAGCCTTGCTGCGCCTACGTTTTGGGCACTTGTGGGCAATGTGGGTCATCAAAAATCAAAGTTGTGAATTACTTTATACAGTACTGTATATCCGTACACTGTATAAGTGTACAGCGCTGCAAAAAACTACTGTACAAAAGGGGTCGAGCGATTTAAATTTCACTGTCCGATTGCCCACATTGCCCACATCTTAAAATGATAACAAATAAAGCCGGCCGGCCCGCTTCAATCCGCACGCGCAATTTCAAGCGCCGATTATCCGATAGCGACGCCGCTATCCTGGCCGCCGCCGGTAATGGCGACATGTCGCAAGGCTTTCATAATTTGTTAGCGTTATATCAACACTTGTATGCGCGCGGCGTAAAAACCATTGACGACGCCCTTATAGTTTTTGATAATCGTCCAAAATAATTGATAGCTTTTAACTATAAAATAAAGTGTTGCGCTACCGGCCGAAAAGCTGCCCCAGCTCTTTACCAATTTAATTAGGGTCAGACCCTATTAACTTTCCCGCCTTGATAGTCCCCGCCTATTGCCCGCCTGGCTTCGCGGCCATAATGCACATAACCAGCATTATGTAAAATGCGCCCGTATAGTTTTTCGCTATGGATTTCGGCGCTTTACCGGCTTTTGATGCCATTTTGACATGGGGGGGGAGGGGTATGGCTGGCTTGTAATATTTGCGGGTGCCTCCTACCCATAAAAAAGAGCTTTTTTGGCAAACCTAAAGGAAAAAGCTATACAATCCGATTGCTTCCAATTAAAAGGAAAAAAGCGATGCCAGCACCAATTAAAGACCCGCCTTACGTCCTACCCGCAACGCTTGCAAAGACTGATACGCAGCGCATCAAAGAACTAAAGCGCATGCTGATTGAAGGCCAAGGCGAGCATGTCGTGCAAAAGGTGTTGGACATTGCCTTGGAAGACGGGCACCCAGGACAAATGGCTGCGCTAAAGATGTGCATGGATCGCGCACTACCGGCTAGTCTGTTCGAGAAGACCGCCGCCCAACGCAGCGCAATCAACATCACCATATCCACGCTAGGCGCCCCGCAAGTAATCGAACCAACACCCGACGACAACGTAATAGACGTAGAGGCCAAAGATGGATGACTATCTAAATAGCTTGGGGCTATCGCCGCAGGAACTAAACAAAGTGATGTACCACCGCTCGAATATGGCAAAGCCTGGGGTTGACCCCGAAGGCAATCCAATCACCATTTACGCCACCGGCATTCAGATACCGTCTGGCAAGTACAAGGGGCAGTTCGTATCGATACCAGGCTACGTTGGCGGCAAGGTGATAGAGGACGAGGGCGCGTTATGGAAAACGTGGAAAAAGGATATCGAGGCGGGTAAATGGCCGATCTATCCGACTAGCAAAGCCTTGAATGAGCGCGACGCATGGCTGCATCAGGTGATGGAGCGCGATATGGCGCTTGAGCGAGCCAAGCAAACGCCAGCCGAACCGGTGTTCTACAAAGACCCATTCGGAGCGCCAGATTAATGTCTGACGTACATTTCCAATTCCTGCCGTGGCAAGAGCAAGTGTTTGTTGACCCAACTAGGTTCAAAGTGATCGCCGCAGGACGCCGCTGCGGCAAGTCTAGGTTAGCGGCCACGACCTTGCTGTTGGAAGGGCTGAAGTGCCCAGCAGGGTCGGCTGTCTTGTATGTGGCGCCAACGAACGGACAGGCGCGCCAGATTATCTGGAACGTACTAATGGAACTAGGCAAAGACGTAATTGCCGGCAGTCACATCAACAATCAGGACATCACCCTAATCAACGGCGCGGTTATTTATGTCAGAGGCGCCGACCGGCCGGACACCCTGCGCGGTGTGTCGTTGACCTACGCCGTGCTGGACGAAGTAGCCGACATTAAGCCCGAAGCGTGGGAGCAGGTTATCCGTGCGTCGCTATCAGACAAGAAGGGTCGGGGGATGTTCATTGGCACGCCCAAGGGACGGAATTGGTTCTACGATCTGTTTCAGCTAGGCGAAGACGGCGCCGACAAGGATTGGAAGAGCTGGCACTTCACCACCAAAGACAACCCGCTAATCGACCCTGACGAAATCGAGTCGGCCAAGAAAACGCTATCGACCTTTGCGTTTAAGCAGGAATACATGGCCAGCTTTTCTAATGCTGGCTCGGACATATTCAAAGAAGAGTGGATCAAGTACGGCCAAGAACCGACGCAAGGTAGTTACTTTGTGGCGGTGGATTTGGCTGGATTTGAAGAAGTGGCCAAACAAGCGGCGAACTCCAAGAAGCGCCTAGATGAATCAGCCATTGCGGTAGTCAAAGTGACGGACGAGGGCAAATGGTGGATCAAAAAGATAGAACATGGCCGGTGGGATATTCGTGAGACGGCGGCCAAGATACTGATGGCCATGCGCGACTATCGCCCATTATCGATCGGAATTGAGCGTGGAGCGCTAAAAAACGCTGTTTTGCCGTATTTGAGTGACTTAATGCGCAAGAATAATGTATATTCGCACATAGTTGACCTAACGCATGGCAACCGGAAAAAGGCCGACCGGATTATCTGGAGCCTCCAAGGGCGGTTTGAGCATGGCAGGATCGTGCTTAATTCAGACGAGGATTGGGATATATTCCTAGACCAGCTTCTCATGTTCCCTGCACAAGGGGTACACGATGATTTGCCTGATGCCTTGTCCTATATAGACCAATTGGCCGTGACATCCTATCTACAAGAGGATGAATCCGACGATTGGGAACCGGTGGACATTATTTCGGGTGTATAAATGGATCAAAACGAATTCGATCAACCCACAGAAAATGACAAAGAATTAGTCAGTTTCGTGTCAGATCATTGCGATAGGTGGAGAACCTACCGCGATATTAACTTCCTTCCGCAATGGGAAGAATACGAGCGCATCTTCCGTGGCCAATGGGCATCGGAAGATAAAACAAGAGAATCTGAGCGCTCACGCATTGTTACCCCCGCCACACAACAAGCCGTTGAGACGCGCCATGCAGAAATCATGGAAGCGATTTTCGGTTCGGGCGAATTCTTTGACATCAAAGACGACATCAACGATGTGGACGGCAATCCGTTAGACGTTGAAGCCTTGAAACTTCAGATGATGGAAGACTTCAAGCGCGACAAACTAAGGAAACACATCGATCAAGTGGTGCTGTTGGCCGAGATTTACGGCACCGGCATTGCTGAGATTGTCACATCGATGGAAAAAGACATCGTGCCAGCGACAATGCCCATGCCAGGCCAAGCACAAGCGGCCATCGGTACGGTAGAAAAGCCGAGAGTGTCGGTTAAACCGATGCCGATCAACCCTAAGAATTTCCTGTGGGACCCAAACGGCACATCCGTTGAGGATTGCATGGGCGTGGCTATTGAGAAGTACGTATCGATCCATAAGGTGGTGCGCGGGATCGAGAAGGGTATCTACCGCAAGGTCAATATCACCCCGACCTATGAAGATACGGATTTGGAGCCGACGCAAGAAGTTAGCCAGTACCAAGATGAGAAGGTGCTGCTGCTGACGTACTACGGTCTGGTGCCAAGAGAGTATTTGAAAAAAGCGGAAGACGACGACATCGTCGAGCTGTTCCCTGACGATTCAGCCGCTGAAGACTATCAAGACATGGTCGAGGCGATCATCGTCATTGCGAACGATGGCCTGTTGTTAAAGGCTGAAGAAAGTCCGTACATGATGAAGGATCGTCCTGTACTGACGTACCAAGCTGATACGGTGCCAAACAGATTGCCTGGCCGTGGGACGATTGAAAAAGCCTACAACATGCAGAAATCCATTGATGCGCAAGTAAGAACGCACTTGGATTCGTTAGCACTAACAGCCTCGCCTATGATGGCCGTGGACGCCACCCGCTTGCCAAGGGGTGCGAAGCTAACAGTTCAGCCTGGCAAAGCCATCTACACCAACGGCAACCCAAATGAGATTTTGTATCCGTTCAAGTTCGGCCAAACCGATGGCTCCAGCATAACGACAGCCGAGAAATTCCAGCAAATGCTCTTGCAAGCGACCGGAACATTAGACTCTAATGGCATGGTGTCAGCTGTCGGACGCGATGCGGCTGGCACCGGTATGTCAATGGCGGTTGCCTCAATCATCAAGAAGTACAAACGCACGTTAGTGAACTTCCAAGAAGACTTTTTGATTCCGTTCATCAACAAAGCGGCGTTTAGATTCATGCAGTTCGATCCTGAGCGCTATCCGTCGGTCGATATGGTCTTCATACCAACGGCAACCCTTGGCATCATTGCGCGAGAGTACGAACAATCACAGTTTATTAGCCTGTTGCAGACTCTTGGCCCCGATACACCGGTCTTGCCGATCATCTTGAAGGGTATTGTGGCCAATAGTTCGTTGTCCAACCGCATGGAATTGATGCAGCGTCTGGATGCGATGGGTCAAGTTGATCCTGAAGCGCAGCAAAAGCAGCAAGTTCAAGAGCAATTAGCCTTGCAAGCAGCACAAGCGCAGATTGCGGTTAATACGACCCAAGCTGAACAGAATCGTGCTGAAGCAACCAAGATTATGATCGATACCAAGCTGAAACCTTTGGAAGTACAAGCCAAGATTCAGCAAGGATTAACAGCTAATCTTCCGAATCAGGCTGATATGGCTTCCAGAGAGTTTGATAAGCGCGTTAAAGTCGCTGAATTGATGTTGAAAGAAGCGGACATCAAGAACAAATCCAAGATTGTCGAACTACAGATGTCGAAAGCCAAGGATAATGTCGTTAGTGCTGAAAATGACTTCCTTGATGAACTGCAAAAAGGAATGCAATAATGGAAATCGACAAACTGTTTAACGTAGACCAAGTGCCTGACGCTCTTTTTGACTCTGTCAACAATACGGTGTCAGAAGCGCGAGCAATGCAGAAGAAAAAAGCCGCTGAAAACGCCCAAGCGGTCATTCAAGCGCTGCAAAAAATGAAGGGCGACTTAGAAGGCAAGTACGACGGCATTTATTCAATGCTGGAGTCCCGCATTGCCAGCATTCAAGATGGTCGCGATGGTACTGATGGTCGTGATGGTCGCAATGGGCGTGATGGAAAAGATGGTAAGGATGGCATGGCTGGCCGCGATGGCCGCGATGGCGTGGATGGTGTCAATGGCGTAGACGGTGCTGATGGTATATCCATTATGGATATGCGCGTTGACTTCGATAACAGCTTAGTCATCACACTATCTAATGGCCGTGAGATCAATGCCGGTGAAATACTCCCACCAGACATTTCCGACCGCCTAAAAGTCATCATTAACCAAGGTGCCAACGGCGGTGGCAGCGGCGGCAGTTTGCCAGATCAAGCAGGTAATTCAGGAAAGTACCTAACGACTGACGGCAGTAGCGCATCATGGGCAACTGTTAGCGGTGGTGGTGGAATTAGCAGCGTGGCATCCGCTGATGGCAGCGTAACAGTTACAACGGTTTCAGGCGCAGTTGATTTGGCTGTGGCTACTGCCGCATCAACAACAACTCTGCTGGTTCCGGTACGAAATACTACTGGCGCTACATTAACCAAAGGCACCGCCGTCTATATTTCGGGCGCTACGGGTCAAATCTCAACCGTTACTAAAGCCAATGCAAGCGGGGATTCAACTTCTGCGCAGACATTGGGTTTGATAACGGCTAACTTAGCCAATAACTCTAATGGCTACGTTACTGTTATTGGCTCGCTCACTAGCTTAGATACGTCAGCTTATACCGATGGCCAACAACTGTATTTGAGCGGCACAACGGCTGGAGCATTAACGGCAACCAAGCCTTATGCACCAACGCATTTGGTGTACGTGGCTGTCGTTGAGCATGCCCACCCAACGCAGGGCAAGCTGTTTGTTAAGGTTCAAAACGGCTACGAGATGGACGAGCTGCACAACGTGTCGGCTCAGAATCCTACCAACGGCCAAGTGCTGATCTATAACCAAACGACTAGCCTGTGGGAAAAAGCAAATCTTACCGCTGGGTCGAACGTCACTATCACAAATGCGGCTGGAGCCATTACAATCGCGTCATCGGGCGGCGCTGGGTCTTCCACAATATTAGAGAACGAACAGACGATAGCGTCGAATTACACTATATCATCGGCCAAAAATGGCCTATCAGTTGGCCCTGTTACTGTAAATACTGGGATAGCGGTAACGGTGGGTACTGGTCAAAAATGGTTAGTTCTTAATTAAGGAATCAACATGAGTAATTTAAA